AGACGCACAGGTTCTCCAGCACGAGACGGCAGGCCCAGCGGGGCATGTGGATTGAAGGACGCCAGCCAGAGGCCCCCACGCCTACACTTACTGCATAGTCTGGAGAGCTGGCCCGGTAGACAAGGCGCGAAGAGAAGCGCCCGCCAGGGAGGTCGGGTGTCCCTGCTGTCGTGTCGTGCATATGCTCCTCGTAGTACCACGTCTCCCGCGCCCACAGGCGGTCGCCGGAAGCTCCGAAGGGGCAGGCGACGGGCTGGAAAAGCATGTCTTTGATTGGCCCGGGCTCGTCCTGGAACAGGAAAGTGTCGCCACGGCCATCGGCACCGGGGAATTCGTATCCCCACTTTGCGGGGTCTAGGGGCTCGACATGGTTAGCCCAGGGCATTTGATGGGCCAGAGGGCGCCGCGTCTGCGTTTTTGTTCCGGCCAGGATCGCGCGGACCATGGGGGCGCTAAATAAGATGGGACGCTCACGCATTGGCGGCCTCCTTCTCGCGCAGCTTCACGCCGCAGAATGGGCAGAAGGCGTGGGCTAAAATTGCTGTCTCTTCCTTCTGCTGGCCGACCAATGCGATTTTGACTTCGGAGTAAGTGGCCAGGCAGCCTCTGTCGAAACTGATACAGGTCTGGAGCATGAGGCTCGCGATGGGCTTCTTGAACTTCCCATCATAGTGTTCGCGCAGCTTCTTGGTCAGCTCTTCGATGCAGTTGCACATGGTTCCTCCTCGGTATCCTTAATCGCGCTCGTCAATGGCGACGAAGCCAAGGAAAATTCCTTCCTCGTAGCCGTAGTTGACGCAGCTCACTTCAAGGGGATCATTAAAAACGCTCATTATGGGGGCGTCTTGGGGAAGTTCCTTCAACACCTCGATGAGGTCTCCAATGGTGCCCACCGGCATGGACTCGTGCGCCAGTCGGCGCAGGGCGTTGATTTCTTCTGAACCATGACCTTTGCCTTCGTTGTTGAGGTTTTTCATGTTTCTCTCCTCCCTATTTGCGCTGGAAGACCCAGCACTTGATTGGCTTGTCCAGAATGCAGGACCGGACCGTCCGGTTCGCCTCAATGAATTTGTATCGGCGGGTGTGGGGCAGCAGCTTCTTCACCTGCTGCAGGTCGATGATGGGCTGGCCCTTCGATTGGGCCATTTCGCGGAAGTGGTTGAGGTTGACCGCCAGGATGTCTGGGTTTGAGGAGTGATCCATCCCGTTGATAGTGTCCTTGGAACGCTCGCCAGCCAGGTACTCGAAGATCTCCCAGAATTGCTCGACGATGGGGTGGTCTGCTGCGAGGCGCTGTTCGCGGGATTTGGCGCGCAGGTAGAGATACTCGGTCAGCCCCTCCTGCAGGTGTCCGCGCATGTCGGGGAACAACACGGCGAGGGCTTCGCCGCAGGCCGCAATCTGCGCATGATTCTTGACGATGCGCTCGTTCCGGAGGCCGTCAGCCGCGGCATAGTGAGCTTCCGTGCGCTCGAAGGCCTCGGTGTAGGCCTCAAGCACTTGCCTCTCGTTGGCCAGGGCCGCGCCCAGGAAGCCCCCCACATCCGCCGCCGTCTGGCGCTCAAACCAGCGGGCTATGTCGCGGGTGCCTCCCTTGTGGTGCGCCTTGTCCGCGTGGCAATGCACGATGCGCTGCAGGAGCGCCTCGGAGCCGTCGACCTCCGCGTTCTGCGAGATGAGCAGGGAGGCTTGGAAGAGGTGCTCCTCCACGTCGTTGCTGCGCCGGGCCACGCCCAGGGTGCCCGTGCCGCGTCCGTTGTAGAACGGCTTCACTTCGTCGAATCCGAACTGCTTTTGCCGGGCGTCCTTATCCCCGTTGTCTCGGTCGGATTCGATGATGACCACCGGCAAGTTGGACACCTGGGAGAAGGCGCGGCGTCGCCCGGCTGGAGTGGACTTGAGCAGGTCGAAACCTTCATAGTCCTCGCGACCGACGCATTTCCAGAGGAACTCCAGGATGGTCGACTTGCCCGCGCCGGGCTCGCCCGTCAGCTCCAGGAAGGGGAACGTCTTGTGCCGCGCGCGGATCTGCTGGACGAAGAGGGAGCCGAACCAGAAAGCCAAGGTGGCCAGCCCCTGCCAATGGAAGGCCGTGGCGAAAGGCTTGATCCAGCTCGGGTCGAATTTGCCGTCGGTGTTGATGAACACGCCGTTGAGCACCGTCTTGATGCCCACGCGGTTGATGTCGAAGTATCCGTTCTCGTTCACCGGCAGCCTGCGGCCGGTATGCCACGCATGTTTTTGGAAGATGTAGGCCCCGGCGTCCCTGTCGTACCCAACGAAGGGCAGGGCCTGCACCGTGGTCATGCGCTTGTTCAGCCAGCGGTCGCGCAGGATTTTGAGCTGGCGCATGTCGCCGTCGAAGGTGCCGCCGCGCGAGCGGTTGAGCAGGGCCTTGTGGAAGGCGTCGGGGCTGGTGATGGCCGTGCCCTCCAGGGCGATGATGTCGTCGGGCTGGCCGTTGGCGTAGGCGATGCCGAACACGTAGCGCTGTTCCTCCATCACCACGTCGCGTTCCATGTAGAGGAACCGGGGCTGAACGTTCGAGATCTGCTCAACATTGCAATGGCGGCTGAACAGCTGGCGACCGCCCGTCGACCGGAGGTATTCCTCAATCGGGTTCTCGCCCGTCGTGTCATCTTTCCGGGCCGCGCGGTCCTCCTGGAGCCCTGCGCTCTCCACCGCCAATTCCTTCTCAAAGGCCGAGGGCATGGTGATGGAGTAGAGGGCGTTGCGGAAGTCCAGGATGAAAGACATGCGCCGATTCCGCACGTAGTAGTGGTAGGCCTTTTCCTCGACCGTCTCGGCCATGAAGAGGCGGCCATGGTAGAGGCGCTCGGATATGAAGGCGGAGTCTATGCGCCCTTCGCGCCAGAGGTCGTCCCAGTCTTTCCCCTTGGGCAGGAGGAGGACCGTGGCCAGTTCGCCCATATCCTTGAGCCGCTTGTAGTGGGGGCGGTTGAACTTCTTTCCGGCCGGGTCCGAGTCCAGGGCGATGACCCAGTTGACGCCTAGGCCCTTGTGTTTTGCGACGAAGGTCTCGGGGAAGTGGTTGCAGGAGAACTGCGCCGCCGCCTTGTGACCGGCATGGTGCAGGGCCATGGCGTGGAAGATGCCTTCCACCAGGAAGCAACGGTCGCCCTGCTCCAGGGCCTGCCCGGGCGGAGCCCACACGTCGCCCTGGAAAAGCGTTCCGTCGTCCTTGCGTTTCCCCCCGAAGTGTCCCTTTTGGCCGTCCTTTTTCGTCCGACCGATGAGGCGCTCCCAATAGCGGGTGCGCGCCGCGTCCAGGTAGAAGCGCACCGTGGGGACGTGGTCTGTGGTGCTCGGCACGGCCCAGGCCGCCTGCTCATACCAGCCGCGAATGCGCGAGAGGTCGAAGCCTCGGTCTAGGCCAAGGTAGGCGTCTGCCGTGGCGTCGCGGTTGTTCTCGGTCGGGGGGTAGCGATTGGCGAAGTCGGAGAAGACGTCCGGCAATTGATCCCGCACGGCCCCCTCGTAGGCGCATTTGTTGAGCCGCTCACAACGCAGTACCCAAGGGTGCTGCCTGCCGACGTAGAGGGTGCGCTGGCCGCACCCTGGGCAAACGCCCTTGCGGAGATAGTCCCCCGCTGGCTGGAAGCCGAAGCGCGAGTCGGCTTGCAGGGCCCGGATGATGTCTTCCGGGGTGATGTCGTTCCGCCCTGGGCTAGGCATTCGTTCTCTCCAAGGCCCGCAGATCGGACACCAATGACATGCCCCGGTCGAGCACGTCGGAAAGTTCCTTGATGAGGCGGCGGCATTCGTTTGGCTCGAGAATGTTGTTCTTGATGCTTTCGCGGGCTTCGTCAGCAACGTCCCCGACCTCTGCGAAGAGGTCGTTCACGCGCCGCAGGAGCGCGTTGCAGTCCAGGTCCTGGTGTGCCTCGTCCAGCCCGTAGAAGGTGGCGCGGGCAAGCAGCCAATGAATGATGACCTGGTTGCCCAGGACAGCGCAGAACTGCGGGATGTTGTCCACGGACGGGAAGAACTTGTCGGTGCTGAACACGCGCCGGACGAACGATTTTGACCAGCCCATTTCCTTCGCGATTTCTGGGAGTTCCTTGGGGCTTTTGTCGATCGCCAATTTGAAAGCGTCGATGGTGTCAAGGTGATGCAGGGGTATGGCGTCGCTTGTGTTCATGCTGTCCGCTCCTCGATTTGGACACCTACGTGGTGGAGGTTTCCGCTAGCAGGTAGGGTGTTTTGACAAGGCCAATCGACTCCAGGCCGCCTTGATCTGGCGAGGCGTGATGGCGCCGGAGTCTCGGAGTTCACGCAAGAGGAGGCGGAGCGCGAGGTGCTTTCCCGCAAGAACCAGCACCCTCCTCGTGGGTTGGTTCATGAGTTTGTTCCGGTTGCGGCGCAGGTTGCGCGCGTCAACTCCCAAGGCCTTGGCGACTCGGTTCCAGGAGCCGTGCTGCCGGGCCAGCCAATGGAGGTGGATAGCGAGTGCTGTTTTCATGGGCAGAGGGTGGGGCAAAGTGCCCTAGTTTGTCAAGGGCATTTTGGCAGATTCTCCTAGGGTATTTTATCCGGTATAGGTGACACATGGAAAATACTGATAGTTTTGAGCGGGTGTTCATCACCCTCGTCGCGGAGCGGGTCGAGGCGTCTGGGATGTCTCATTCCGCATTCGGCAGGAAGGTCTTCGGGGACTCGTCTGGAATTCGCCTGTGGCGCAGCTGTCGGGACTTCGAGAAGCGGCGGCGGAAGTTGACCTTGGATGAGGCCTACCGGATGGCCGTTGCCCTGGGCACCGACTTCCCGACGATGGTCTGGAACATGGTCCAGGCGGCGAAGGCCAGGGGGATGCTTTGCGAGTAGGTCAAAACGTCCTAGATGTGTGATGCTAGTTAGGGCGAAATACCCTAGTTTCGTATCTGGGGGAGGTGCTTTGGCACCAGTTAACCGCCTTGCCCGCAAAGCTCATCGCTGTTTGTTTCCCTCTTCTGGCTGCACGTTTTTGAAAAGTGTTTAGCGCAGGGAGGTTAGCGTATTGTCGCCCAGGCGGCCATGCGCAAAGACCTTGCTCGTGGTTGCAAGTCCTTGCCGCCCGTGCAATCCGTGGTCGCGTCTGGTGTTCCTACGGCTAGCCATGCTGCCGACCCCTTGCACCTCGGCCTGGCCTTGCACAAATGGCCTCGAAATTCTCGAAGGTTTGGTGCGGAGGAGTGATTTTTTTCCCGGCGCGGCGCTCTTTCGCGCTGGGTAGGGGGGCCTGTGGCCGAGTGAGGCGTGGGGCGGCTGGAATGGCCTAGGCTGGCGCGGAAAATGGAAGTGGCCGACGTTTTTACCGTCGGCCACTGTGGTTTTGGTGGGGCTGGGGCTGCGCGAGGCAGCGCAAGGCTAGTCACCCATAGTTTCAGACTGCAAAATAGCCCGACCGATCATCTCAACGACCTGCGGCACTACAGCGTTACCGTAGCCTTTTATCTGGCCCACCCGGCCGGGAATCCCATGAGCCAGCAGACGAACTCCGGATGGAGCGGCCCGGAGCTTTCCGTCTCTGCACAGTACCCACACGCCGTCGGCCCAAGGTGCGCCACCTCGTTGACCAATTGCTGGCCGCGCGAGCGCCCAGCGTTCCGCCGGGTCTGGCTCTCTGGACTGTTCGGGTATCGGAAGTCCCGCGCCGCTGGCGTCGCCCACAAGGCGGGTTGCGCCAGGGCTGTAAGCGTCGGCGATCCGTTGCGGTAGGATTGGTTCGGACTCCCCTTGTCCCCGTCCGATGCCCGAGGCGTCGGCCAGAGAGCCTCCTGCGCCAGGCTGCGCAGGCCCCCTTCGGCGGGGCGCGCTTTGCCCTTGCTGGAGCGTGATCCCGTCGCGTCCCCGGCCAGGGGCGTGGGCCACAATGAAGACCCGCGCGCGCCGGTGCGGGGCGCCGACGGCGCAAGCTGGTATAAGCAGCGGCCGGACGGTGTAGCCTTCACCTTCCAGGTCAGCGCACACGTCATCGAGCCCCAGGCTGACGTGCCCAGCAACATTCTCAAACAGCGCCCAAGTGGGCCGGAGTCGTCGGACGGCCTCAATGCAGTAAGGCCAGAGGTGGCGGTCATCCTTCGCGCCTTGCCGCTTCCCGGCGGCGGAGAAGGGCTGGCATGGGTAGCCTCCGGCGATGAGGTCGACCTGCGGCATATCGTCGTAGGGAAGCGCTCGCACGTCGCGCCAGCGCGGGATGCGCGGCCAGTATCGGGTGAGGACTTTGTTGCAATGTTCATCAATTTCGACCTGCCCGGCGCAGATCATGCCCGCGCGCTCCAGTCCCAGGGATATCCCGCCAATGCCCGCGCATATGTCGAGGAAGCGCATGCACTACGCCACCTCCAGGCGCTGCCGTGCGACCTCGAAATATTCCTCGGAGAGTTCGATGCCGATGCAGCCCCTGCCGGTCTCCTGGCAGGCCACAGCCGTGGTCCCGCCGCCCAGGAAGGGATCAAGCACCAAGCCATCGGGTTTGACCACTTCCAGCAGCTCGCGCAGGAGGCTCACGGGCTTGCCTGTGAGATGGACCTTGTGGGCCGCGTCCACACTATGCCGGTACACACCAGGAAGGCAGCGGTCAGTAGCGCGCTCGAAGCGCCCCTTGGTGGCGAACAGCACATACTCGGCTTGGTTCCGGAAGCGCCCACGGTCCGGTCGGGCCGTGGGCTTGTCCCACACGATGAGCCCGCGCCAGGTCCAGCCAGCGGCTTGAATCGCGTCGCTCATCACCGGCACCTGCCGCCAGTCGCTGAACACCAGCAGCGGCGCGCCATCTTTCGAAATGCGCCAGCACTCGGAGAGCCAGAGCTGCGCCCAGGCGAGGAACGAACGCTGATCCTTGTTGTCGCCCAGCATGGGCGGGTAGGTGCGCTTGGTGCCGCTGGTTTGGTACTTACTGGCCGGATCGGCCTTGCGGGCCGCCGTGGATTGCCCACCGCTGCTGTAGGGCGGGTCCGTCACGACGGCGTCTACGTGTCCGGAGGGGAGTTCGCGGAGTACGGCGAGAGAGTCACCCTGAAACAGTCTTGTCGCTTCGCTCTTGGCCTGCATGAGGACTCCTTGTCCGAGGCTCAAGGCCTTCTGGATAGGGACTCGCGGTCCTCACGTTGTTGAACGCCCCGCAGCGGGGGCAGCGGATTTCAAGGGCAACGGCAATGCCGCGGGCGAGCAATTTGCCGCATTGCCCGCAACGGATGTCAGGAAGTGTGGACATTTAGTTCGCCGCGCTCCCAAGGTTGCCGATGTGCCCGCCCAACGAAGTGGCCTTGTCGGCGACAGCCGAGCGCTGATCGATGGCCGACGCCTGCGGGTGCGTGTGGGTGGCCAGGATGCCCAAGGCGGCCCGGATATCTTGCAAGGCGGAGTTGATCTCGCCGAAGAGACTTATGCCGCCCTGGGCCGCCGTGCAGGTGAACTTGCCGCGCGCCTGCAGGAGGATATTCTGGGCCGTGATGCTCTTGTCCCCGCCCACGTTCTCGACGCTCGCCCCGGCCACGGCCACGTTTTTGGCCCCGCCGACAGTCTCGGCCAGGTCTCCTCCCGTGGTTGTTGACTGCGCTCCGGTCACGGCAATGGTCCGCCCCCCCTTGACTGTGCAGGCCTGGTTCCCGCCGACTGTTTCGACCGCATTCCCGCCTGTGGAGTGGGTCGAATCGGCACCCGCAGTAAGGTGGAGTACGCCCAGCGTCCCGATGTCGGCGCGCAGCCCGGACAACATGGTGAGGATCGTGCCGACCTCCACCGTGTACATCCCCCCCACCTCGGTTGTGGAGTGCTCGGAGATCCGCACGATCTTGCGCGCCAGCTCTTCCACGCTTTCCGCAGCTTTGACCAGCCGGGTCATTGAATCATCCTCAATGCCCGCTTCGGTGCGCCGCGTCCAATTGCCGCTGGCGTCTGCGCGCTGCAGCACGGTAGGGGACTGCTGCAGCAATATTTCCTTCGGGGCCACGGCCGGGAGAGAAACCCCCATGGGGTAGACCTGCCGGATGATGGGGTGATCCGGGCGGCCATAGGCGAAACCAACGACCACCAGGGCACCAGGCTCTGGGAAGGCGAACGTGCCGCACTCTTGGCCAGCCCCTGCGGGCACGGGCAAGGGCACGGCCGTGTAAGCGGGGAAAGCCGTGTCCGGCTCCATGTCCGGAGTCAGGATCTCAATGTCCACAGCAAAGCGCGGCCGGAACCGTTCGCACGTAACGCCTTCGCCGGGTTGGTCCGCCAGGGCCACCACGCGGGCGTAGCGGTCCAGATGAAGCCCCCCAGACAGCTCTGGGAACAGTTTCAGCACGGCGGATTTTATGGCTTCCTGCATGCCACCTCCATTTCATGGCCAGCGAGCCGCACGGAAAGCACGCGCTGGCCGTTGAGCACGGCCCCAGGGCGCAGGCCGGGGATGCAGGTCACGGTTTGCCTCCCCGCCGTCACGCGGCTGAAAAAGTCCTGGGGAAGCTGTACCGGTGCGGACGGCCACCTCGAATCGGCCCACGAGCCGACGAACACAGCGCCGTCGCCCTGGGTCTGCCACATGTAGTCATCGATGCCGAACACCTCGCCGATGCTCACCATGCCGTGATAG